TTAAGAACCCTTCAAGACCTTTAGTTGTATCGCCTTTGAAACATACTCTTTGTGCATGCTCTTCAAACCCTCTCATTGTAAGGTTCGCTTTTAACTGTGGCAATGCTCTATTAAGCATTGCAGCTTGACGAAGCTCTTCATCTGAGTACTTATAACCAACTGCACCAAGTTCTACTGGTACGATAGTTTGCTTAGTTGAAATATCAGCTAAAGGAACATCGATTGCATTTGAACCGATAAATTTACCCATTGTAGCACCATCAATACTGTAATAAGTTACTGAAGTTGCACCTTCTCCTGCTTCGTTAGAAACTGGAACAATGTCTTGATATACAATGTGACGGTATTGTGTTTCATAGACTTTTGCTTCAACATGAGTTAGAGTTGATTCAACAAACCCTAGCCCTGCATCTGCATCATTTGTAATCGTTAGACCTTCTGGAAATGATGTTAATTTTGCCATCTTATAACCCCTTATTTAAATTTAACTCTACCGATTTTACCAGCAGCAGTTGTTGTATCCCATACAGCATTTGGGATTACATCTGTTTCACTAGCTACTGGTGTAGTAACTAATCCACCAAGTTGTCCTGTTCCAGCTACATATCTAAATGATACTGGATCGCCTTGAGTACAACCATCTTCACAAATCGCATAGATAACACCTTCATCAAGAATGTTAGCACTCTCTCCGATTTGATATTTTCTAACTCCAGCTGTATCAGCTGAACCTGCAATCGTACGACCTGTTAAACCTAGAAAGCTTCCACCTGTTGCAGTAGCTAGTTTACATTGGTCTTCCGCTGTTCCACGAACAACTGCTAGACCGAAGTCAATTTCAGAAGCTTCAACTGAGCGACTGAATACATTTGATAATTGTAAATCAGCATACTGACCTACGAAACCTTCAGCATGTTCTGCTGTATATGTTGTTTGAACTGGCATTTATAATCCTTTTTTCTTGAGATAAGCTGCTCTTGCATCAGTCGCAACTTTTTCATTGTCGTTAGCTTTTTCAAGCTTTGCTTTTTCCATATCATCAGCTAATTTCTTAACAGACTCATCACTTGCTACTCTATCTTCTTGAACCATTTCAAAACGAGCACCAATGTATGCTTCTGATTTTCCATCAACTGAGATACCGAAATGCTTACAAACTACCGCTGTTTTAATTGCTAGAGGGTCTGTTGACTCTGGCATTGCATCGTTACCGATTACAGTTGTTGCGAATGCGATAAGCTTTGCTCTTTCTTCTACCATAGCATTAATGTCTGAGTCAGTCATTTTTGCTTCGTTAGTTGCATCGAGCTTTGCTTGAAGTGTATCATTTGCATTTTTAACTGTACTAACTTCTTCTTCCATATCTTCAGCTTTTTTAGTAGCTGTGTCAACTTCCGCATCCTTAGCTGCTCGCTCTGCCATTATAGCTTTACCAACTGCTTCATCAACTTCGAACTCTTGTCCGTTAATCTTAATTTTCATATCGCTTGACCCTCCGTTTGTTTTGTCATCTGTAATTGTAGCATAGTTATCATCAATTATGCGACATTGTTCTCCGCATCTACCTTTTTCTACAACTGACAAGTGGTTTGCTACTATATCTGTGTATTTATATTGATAAGGTTCTCCCTCGTATTCTCCATCTTCTGCAATAAGTTTATATGCATATCCTAGTGAAACTTCAACTTTTCCATTCTGAACTTTTTCAATAAGGCTCTGGTCTGTTATAGTAAGTAATCCCTCGACTGTATCATTAACGACTTCAATTTCTGACACTTGTCCTCTCTGATACTGTTTCACATTATCTGCATATATCCATCTCTCTGTTGGATGTTCATCTGTTGCGATAATATTCTTATATGTTTCTATACTGTCTTGAGCTGTTACATCACTTGGATGTCTTAGAACATTAAAAGTCTTTTGTGCATCTGTTCCTTTTAGTCCTAACTCAAAACCCATATATGGCTGAATGCCTGAGCGACATATCACAACCTTTGTATGCATGAAGCCAGTATGCGGATCTATTTTATTTTGACCCATTGAAACTGCATCATTTCCAATTGCTTTAGTGCATATAGCAAATGCAGAGGATTTGTCTTTTCCTTTTTCCATAACTTTCTTTACACAATCTTCTAGTTTTTTTGGCATTGTAAATCCTTTTTATAATTCTATCACAGGTATAGCAACACACCGACAGTTAATTGGTTTCCCTGGTGATGTCTTCACTCCATCAACTGTTGGCAAGTTATCCCACTCATAAACGTTTCCGTTAATCTTTGCATGGCTTGTTCTCACTCTCTCATCTTGAGAAGTTACCCATTTGAATTTCTTAACACCTAGGTTTTCTTGTCTTCTCTTATTTATTGAAGCATTGACATTTGATGTTTCGTTTCGTGCTATGAGCTTTATTCTATTTTGGAGTTTTCCGTTTACTGATGATATATCTTTTATCCCACCTATCTCTCTTGCTATTGATTCCCATCTTAAACCACTAGAGGCTCCATTCATCACAACCGTTTCTATTGATTTGAAGTACTCGTCTGGTATAGATTTTATAAGTGATACATTTTTATTAACTTGAGCTTCTAAAAAGTCACTTAATCCTTCATCTATTAAAATGCTTGAGAGGTCAACTCCTACTGATTTCTTAATAGCTGCATCAAATCCTTTTTTATTCTTTTGTGAAACACTTCCGACCATTTGCTCTGCTGTTTGTGTAGCTTGAGTGTTGACTGTGTTTGAATGTTTAAGTGATAACCTTGCTATCATTTGTGTTATCTGGTCTGCATATCCATCTGTCGCATATTGGTTCTCAAGTGCTTTTAAAAGTGGCATAAGCTGTTCTCTGATGTCTTTTCTCATCTCAGTCGTGAGCTTATTTAGTTGTTTGAAATATTGAACAGCTTCTATCTTAGCGACTGGTTGTTGCTTGATTTCGACTGTTCCTTTTTTACCATTATTTCTGGCAATTTCTGCTATATCAATCTCCATTGAATAAATCCTCTTGAGCTTCTATGTCTTCTGATATTGCACCATATGTCTGGTCTGTTGATAATTGCTTTTGAATTGTATCAACTGAAACAACACCACGGTCTATATAGATTGCATCCCTACTTGCTTTATTAAGTGAGATTGTAGCTTCTTGCTCCTGCGACATTTGCCACAATGGATTAAACTCAAATGCTACCTGCTTATCTTCATTGAACTTTGCTATGTAAATAATATCTAGTAAGTCTTGGAGTGGTTCGTTCATCTCCACTTCTTGTCTTCCACTTATATTGTCATAGTAATTCTTGAGGTCGCCCTCTCCGCTTCCGTTAAGTCCTGCATCTGTTTTACCTAGAAGTTTTGATAATGGTATCTGTGAAGCTCCAGCTACTTTTAATAAGAACTTATCATCAATGTCTGCTAATCCACTAAATGTATTTGACTTCTTTTCGTAGTCGTCATTTTTATCTAGTGCTATTCCGTTGATGTAGCTCTTGAGTTGATGTGCAACTGTTAATCTTTTAGTTACTGCAGCTTCTCCCTCTGGTCCCATAGCTACCATTTCATTTAAGCCTTCAATTTTATAGACATCAATGTTTGACTCTTTTGTCATTCCAGCTATCTCTAATGATACACCTTGACTGTTGCTTATTGGTTGCCATGTCTTCTCAAATGTTGAGTTACCCCAGTACCCTTGTCGCTCGAACTCTTCTATTGATTTAATCTCTCCATCAAATCTAAGTACTCGACTGTGGTGTATTTGTTGCCCAGCTCTTGAAACCATATAGAACTGTGGCTTACCATAGTTTGTTGATAGCAGGTCTTGACTTGGTGCTGTTACTGTTACTCTCCATCTGTCTAATACAATAAGGTTTTTAATTCCATTATTTCGTACTGCTTGCTTTGTTAATGGTTCGTGTAGAGGTCTTCCATCATCAACCATCATTATGATAACGGATCCACCATAAGCTCCAGCCCATTTAAGTGCTTGATTAATCTTTTGTTTTGCACCTAATCTTTTAAGCTCTTTTGATATGATGTCTTCTCTATCTTCATCTTCATCAAGTATGCTTATCCAGTTTCGTGTCATATCATTTGACGGAACATCAACAACTGCAGAGGCTAACCAGTTTTGAGAGTATAAAGCTGATGTGAATTCAAAGTTTAAAGTCTTGCTTTTCCCTCTTACGAAATTATTATAAGTTGTTGGGTCCTTGCTAGTTCCCATCCCTGTTAATAAGTTCTCAAAGCCATCGTTTGCTTTTAATGATTTTTTCTTTTTTTTCTTAGCCATGTCAATATCCTTTTATGAATTATACTATAAGCTCTATATGATTTCCATCTGGGAGTGTATTTTCACTCTCGTTTCTTTGGAGTGAACTCATCATATCGCTTCTCCACTTGAAGCCTGTTCTGATTTTAATTCCGAGCTTATATGCTATGCCTTGACAAAGTCCATCAAATTGAGCCCATCTTAATTTGTTCTCTTTATCTTTATCATCATACATATTCACACCTTTTGGAAGTGGTAGAATATCTAAAGCATAACCGTATCCATCTTCTTTTGGTTGATGGTTACTTTTTTTAGTGACTCCATCAAATGAACTCTTACCATCTTTGAATAGTTGCATTTGTTCTTCATCGCTTCTTACTCCATAGATAATCTTGCAGTCGATTACTTCTGCCAGTTCATAAGCAAATCGAACCATATCTGGATGAACTCCATCTAACTTTTTAATTGATGATTTACTAAAAGGATACTTACTCATGATTTCGTCCTATCTTTACAGTACCACTGGTTAATACTTCTATTAAATCTTCGAGCTTTCCCTCTATTTTTTCCACTTTTTGATTTGTATTTGTTGTCATTAGTTCTATGTTTTTCAGATGAAGTTCTAACTCTTTTTTTGATACAAACTTCTCTTCTGCTTTTATCATATCGAGGTGTGTTGATGTATCTCTTTCTAGGATCGTAACCCTCTCTGTGCAAGTGTCCACTCTCTTAAATTGTGCATCAAGCTTTCGGTCTAGGTCCCTCTTTTTTAATCCAGAGGCTTCAATGTGACCTCTTAGGTCGACTTCCAATCTTGCAACTCTTGTTCTGAATGCTCCATAAATTGCCGCAGCACTTAAGAGAGCTAATCCTATCTGTATAATCCAACCTTCCATTATTTGCACTTCTCCTCGTTATGTTTCATATCTATAATGCATTCTAACATAGAAGTGATTACTTCCGTGCTAGTGTTTTTATCAAAATTGCACGAAGCTTCAGGAACTATGCATTTAACTGGAACTTTAACCTCGTATGGTTTGTCCACATATCTAATCTCTGGCTGAGTACTACAAGCTGTCGTAATCAATGCTACGAATGCTATCAATAGTATTTTTAATGTCTTTACAATCATCACTTTTAATCTCCCTTATTTTAGTTATTTTTTTGTATCTAATCTCTGGAGGTTTGCTATTCCATTTCTTGAGCTTTGCGATTGCGAGTGTTTCATTATGCTTGAGTGCTTCTATCTCTTTGTTCTGACTATCTAATGCACTCTTGTATCTAGTGGATTGTAGCTTCTCATTTGCTAGCTCTACATATGTGTCCTTGAGTGTGCTTTGAAGTTCTGAAATTTGACCTTTTAAAGTATGGATATAAAAATATAATCCAATTATCAAAGCTATAATAATTCCACCAATGATGAGGTTTTTATATATGTTTAATTGTGCAAACATTTTATGCTTCCACCTTTGTTTCAAAATGGCTCTTAAGTATAAATGTTAATGCTCCGAATACAGAAGTATAAATCGCTGATGTAGCTATCTCTCCAATATCTTTTATGCTGTTAGCATAGACTGGCTGGACTATCGTGTATGCTAAATACATAAAAAATGCTAAAACTATATATCTCGTACCAAGTTTTACTGTTTCTTTTTTCATCTCATTAAATCCCATTATTGTTTATTATGATACCGTGGCATGAAACTTGAAAGTAATCCATAAGGCTTAGGTCGTCTTGGACTACTATTTTTAAATCTTTTTGTAGAATGATTGGAGAGTTTCCACCGTATGTTTCTGTGAAGTCCCAAGTACCATATATCAATGATTTAGTTACTCCACTAATCTTAACCGCTTGAGCTGCAATATTTGAAGCGATGAGCATCGTATCGCCATTTGTTTTAATATTTGCACTTCCACCTACTGCTGGTGTATTTGGATTTGCTTGAAAATCAACACCATTGATAAGTGCAGGAATATTTCCGAACTCTGCTAAGTCCATTAAATCATTAGCTCCGATTAAAAATGTAACTCTTTGAAGAAGGAAGTCTGTCGATGGCAAGTCTTCAAGTGTGAACTCTGCAGGTGTTACTGAGCCATTAACTGATAATGACTCTAATCCTGCATTTTTAAATTTAAGATAAAAGCTATCATTTGCTTCTATGGCATTCGCATTGATTGACATATTCTCATATTTTACATTATTGCTCATCTTGTTTCCTTTAGCATAATTGTAGCATAATAAAAATTATGACATCATAGCTGCAACTGCTGATGAGCCAGTTCCAATGAAAGCTATATCTATTGCATCCATTAATGGGTCCAGAGTATCATCGTGTGTCCCATTTGGAAATGCTAACGACTCAGATATTAAATCTTTGATATCCTTGATGTTTTTATTGAGATAAACTCTTCCTGCTTCGATGTATGGTGTCGTGTCATTTGCTCTTGATACTTTGTCTGTATTTCTCTGGACTGCTCTTATGGAATATCCATCCAGTTTTAAATCTTGTATTAAAGATGATCCGCTTGATTTGTCTTCTATATACATATGTCTTAATCTTATTTCGTGGATGCTTTGGTGTTTGTGCTTAGCATAGAACTCTTTGGCTTTTTGTCTTAGTCCTGGTGCTTCTAGTTTACCTCTGAACATATCTAACATATAAATGCTCGTTAGATTTGTTGTTTCATCTTTTGCAACTCCCCAGCATTGCATAACTGTATAATCGTTTTGCTCTTTTGTCTTTTGAGCTGTATCGACTGTGATGAATTTATAGTTTAACTTTGGCAAGTACTCCCACCAATTCCACCAGTCATATTTAAATAAATTACCTCCTGCTATAACTGGGTCCTGCTGATAAAGTGAAGCCCACGAACCTTCAGCCATTTTCGCCTTTTGTCTGAGTAAGAACTCTTTGCTCTTAAATTCTGGGAATAGTGCTTCTCCCTCGTTTCGATACTCTTCATCCTCTGTTGCAATTGCTGGGTATCTTATCCTTTTGACTTTATGTCCTTCTTCGGACTCTATTAGTCTTCCTGCTGGGTCATCTAAGTGCCATCGTGTGAGAACCATTAAAACTGCAGAGTGTTCTTGAAATCTAGTACCGAAGTCATCAGTATACCACTCCCATGTCTTCTCTCTTACTAATTCGCTGTTCGCTTCTTTTCTACCTTTTATCGGATCGTCCACAATTCCAATATCTAAGCTTTCCCCTGTAATAGCTCCACCGACTGTTGTGTTTCTAAAGCTTCCAAGTTTACCTACAATCTCGAAGAATGTATCACTACTTGATATTCCTCTCTCTTCTCCTTTTCCAGTACTTAATCTCGTATTTGGAAATATTGAATTATATCTGTCAGTTTTTACCATTCTCTTAATTGCTTTATTAGCTCTTTTACCGAGCCTATCACTAAATGAAGCGAGTATTGTTCTAAGGTTTGGGTCTTGTCCTAATATCCAAGCTACGAAGTCTACAGTTGCTTGACTCTTTCCATGTTGTGGTGGTACTTCTATTATTACTTGAGGGTGTTCTCCTCTTAAATATGCAGCATAAAACTCTTGTAACTCATAGCTAAGTACTCGTACGAACCAACCATTTTTTAATCGTTGTCCGTGTATGTATCTTCTGAATATGTAGAAGTCAACTCTTGATAGAAGTTGCCATGCTCGCTCATAGATTTCTATATCTTTTTCGGTCTTTATCCATTTTGTACTTGAGATGATTTTTCTTAATTCGTTTTCAGTTTCTTTTCTCATGTTGGAAGGTTTCTATCCTTGAATAGTTGTACTAATTCTTCACTCTCTAAATCTACGACTGTTACCTCGATATTTGTTTCTTCTTGACTTAATACCATTTGTTGCATATTGAGATTGTTTTCTACTACTGTTTTTTCTTCTTTATCTACAACTGTTGCTTTTGCTTCTTTTGCTACCTTCTGGAGAGTGAGTATTTCATTCCCTTCCATCTTCTTTTTTGATGTAGAGTTTTCCTGTAATAGTTTAGTTGCTGCTGTTGTTGTATGGACTGAAATTTTGAGAACATTATCAAGAACTGCATCTTTCATTCGTTCTTCTTTAGTCTTCTCTTTTACGACTCTTTCAATAGCTGTCTGTTCTATCGGATTTTTCACGGATTTTTTAGCCATTTCATACTTGACTCCAGCTTCGACCGCTTCGATATTTTCTTGAGGTATTCCCTTGATTAATTTCGTAGCTGTTTTGTCACTTACTTTATGAGCCTTTGCGAGTGCATAAGCAGATGGAAATCTTCCAGCCTTCCAGTCTGCTATCATAATGTTTTTCTTACGAGTACTTAATGCCATCTACATTACCTTTATTTCAATCCCATTCTCTTTTGCATATTCAATCTCAGCCCTCATTCCATCACTTAATCCGTGTTTTGTACCTCGTATTAAAATATCGCATTTTTTAATAAGGTTCTTTGCTGATTTCATTCCGAATTCTCTCTCTTCGCATACATTATCATCTAAGAATAATGGATAGTATAAATGTGGAACAATTACATCATATCCTTGAAGTACACAATGTCTAGCTACTTCTTTTGTATAAGTGAGTTGCTTATCAAACTGTTCTTTATCGTCTGCTCTGTATGGTGTGCATATATAAGCTGTCATTTAATTCTCCTTCTTGTAATCATACCAATTAACCATCTCTCCGTTAATTGATACCATTTCTTCTCCGCTGAATTCTACCATTCGTTGGATTCCTACTTGAACATATCCAGTATCAAACTCAATAGCATAAACTCTTCGACCTGCTTTGAAACCACCGAGTAATGTCGAACCGCTTCCGCTAAAAGGCTCTAGTACGATATCATCTTTTTCAGAACTATTTCGGATTGCTCTCTCTGCTAGTGCTACTGGTTTTTGTGTTGGATGAACATATAAAGCTGTTGAGTCCCTTGAAATTTCCCATACAGTACTCGTTTCTTGTATCTTCTGGATCAACTCTATCAATTCGTTTTTATCCATCTCTTCTAGGTCTTCATCTGTATATGTTGTTCCGCATCTATCTCCGAACCATTGAGAGTTCTTCTCTGTTTTTACTGCATAAAATAAAGGCTCATGTATCCAGTGATAATCACTTCTTCCAAATGCAAACTGATTTTTTTTCCATATAATCTGTTGCTTAACTCTGAACCCAGTCTTCTCTAGTGCATCTTCAAAATCTCTCTGAGTGATACTTGCATGGAAGATATAAAGTGCTGGATTCTCTATCGTGTGTTTATGGAGCTGTCTGAAACACATTATCAAAAAGTCCTTGAGTGCATCTCCTGTTAAATCATCATTAACAATATCATTGAATTTGTCACTCTGATAACTAACTCCATACGGTGGGTCAGTATTTACCATTCTGGCTTTATCGCCTTGCATTAACTTATTGTATGTTTCTGCATCTGTACTATCTCCACAAATCAGACGACTACCATTTGAGAACTCGATTAAATCTCCAAATTGAATAACTGGATTTGACTCAAGCTCTGGAGTATCTTCTTCATCTGTTTCTCCTTGAATGTCCACCTCTTCTTCTATTCCACAATTTATCTCATTCAATTCATCATCTGAGAAGCCCATCAATTCTACAAGTGATTCATCTTCATCCATGATAGAAGCTATCTCTGCTTCTAACAGTTCCATGTCGAACCCAGTCTGTAGAGTTAACTGGTTGTGAGCAAGGATATAAGCTTTTTGCTGTGGTCCATTCATGTGAGCGAGTGAAATTGTAGGCACTTCTTTTAATCCCATAAGCTTTGAGGCTAGATATCTACCATGACCCTCTATGATAGTACCATCTTCATCAATACCTATCGGATCATTAAATCCAAACTCTTTTATAGAGTCTGCTATTTGTTGGATTTGTTCTGGAGTATGTATCTTTGCATTGCCTTCATACTCATCGAGTTTTTCCAATGGAAGATATTTAACTTCTAATTTCATCTTTTTCTCCATTCTTTTTTCTCTTGAGTCTTTTGGCTCTTAATTTACTTTTGCTCATAGTGTTCTTTTACCTCATCTGCTGATGCATCTAAAACTTGCACACCTTCTCCGACTTGATGTTCTACTAATTTCTTGAGTGCATTGTAAACATCGAGCTTTGTTGCTTTTTCTTCTGAAGCTTTTTGTGCATCATAAGTCATAGCCATCTCGACCAGTAGTTCATCGTTGTCTTCATCTTTCAGTTTAAAAACTGCAGATATTTTAATCATTTTTTCCATTTCAATTCCTTTTTATGTGAAACCCCTAGAATGGGATTTCATCTTCGCTTATTGGCTGTTGTGCTTGTTGTGCATTGTTTTGAGGTAGCTGCCCTTGCTGTGGTCTGTTCTGATTAGGCTGTCCCTGCATTTGTGGATTTTGTGCTTGTCCTGTTTGACCGTGTGCTTGTTGTGGTGCTTGCTGGTTTGCTTGAGGATTGTATTGTCCCTGTGGTTGCTGTGGTTGTTGGTATGATTGTTGACCTTGTGCAGGTTGATTGTATTGAGGCTGACCAGCTTGAGCAGGTGCTTGGTTATTTTGAGGAGCTTGTTGCTGAGGTTGTCCATACTGTTGTTGTCCTTGTGGTTGGTATTGTTGTCCTTGCTGTTGCTGACCATAGTTTTGTTGCTGTTGAGGTGCTTGCCCACCTTGCTGGTTGTTGTCTTTTTTATCTATAAAATGCAAGCGGTTCATAATCACGGATAACTTACTTCTTTTTTGTCCTTGCTGGTCTGTCCATTGCTCGAAGTTTAGTTCTCCATCAATACCAATCTTTGAACCTTTTCTGAAGTATTGATTTAAAGTTTCAGCAGTTTTTCCAAATGCTGTTACATCAATAAAAACTGGTTTATCTTCATATGCTCCAGATGAATTTTTAACTTTTTTGTTTACCGCTACTCCGATACTTGCTATCGCTGTTCCACTCTGAGCATATTTAAGCTCTACATCTCTTGTTATATTTCCTATGATATGTACTGAATTCATTTTATTTTCCTTATTGTTGATAATCTATCTCTGCTGTGATACAGTCGTTTAAGCTCTCAATAGCTACCATGTCTTGTTCTACCTGTTGCATTCCGTTTGCACTTTGTATATCCTGCTGTTCTTGAATATCATCAAGCCCTAGAATAATCTCTGGAGCGAATAATCTCGTAAAAAATACCGCTGCACGATATCTCAACATCATACTTGGAAGTGTATTCCATAATGCACCCCATCTATTTGCTTTTGCCATTGCAAGTGTTACCTTTGGTCCAGTATATTGCTGTCCTTTGATAAAAGCATAAGCTACACATTCTGTTTCGTTTTCATCGAGCCAGTATTGTATCGGTCCATCAAATCGTCCACTTCTATTCACAAGTGCAATGATCATCTTTGAGTCAAATGCTAATTTACCCTTAATGACATGACAATGTTTCATCACTTCAATTGGTGCAATTCCGAAACGGTTCGCAGTATCCATCGCTATAAGAATGTTTGGAACATTTCCCTTGAATGCATCTGGTAGAAGATTTGAGTTTGCTAGGTCTGTTGCTAGTGCATACTGGTGTTGCATTTGTTGATTTTGTGGTGGTGGAGATTGTTGACCTCCGACCGCTAGTTGATTCTCGTTCATGTTTTCGTCCTTTATTTGAGTTAATTGATTATACCGTTTCTAAGCTTAGGTGTCTATTTGACTTTTTTTCCACTTGAAAATTTCTATAGGTTTTATCATTCCTACAACTTTTCCAGTCTTCTTAAATGTTTCATGCTTAATCATAAGCTCTTCGATTTCTTCATCTGCTCTTGCTAAGTCTTCACTCTGCAACATTCTAAGTTTTACCTCATGTGCTGAACCTGCACTCTCTACAAAAGCGAGAACAGTTCCTATGATGTTATATCCATTGTCTGTTAAAACTCTGCGATACCAAGCCATCGCTCTATCGTATCTGTAATCCTCGATTGTTCTCTCAAGCTTATTTATGTCTTTTGTTGTTTTGACATCGAAGATGATCCAACCGTTTGGAGTTTCGAACATTAAGTCTGGTCTGCATTTAGTTTTTATACCTCGATATGTGCTAAAGAATGACCGTTCTGCGATACCTGTTTTTAAATAATCATGAAGAATTGTTCTCAAATTCAATGACATTCTCTCACTAAGTTCTAGGTCTTTTTCTCCGATTGGAGTTTTATCTCCTATGTTCTCTTCAAAGTCTGCCCACTTAGCTTTTCCGATTGTAGTATTTCGTGGTGCATTTTTTGGTTCTTGAGCAAATTCTTCTTTGAATTTTTCAGGCTCTAGTGTTAGTGTATGTACTGCTGTTCCAAGATTTAAGCTCGGACTCTCCATCTTGAATAGTTCTCTATTTTCAAAGTGAAGACTACTCTCTTCTAAATATCGGAGGCTAGTGCTTCCAACAGCATTTAAAGAATGATACTCTTTATTGGTCATTATCCATCCATGTCCATCTGGAGCTGGAGAGCCTACTTGGTTTGTTTCTTCGATTATATCGTCTGGTGTAAGTTCTAACATTTTTCGTCCTTTCTATGTTTAGGGCATTATGCCCTCTTTTTAAAATCTATGCAAGTCTCTAATTTGTGCATTATTGATACCTGCTGTCTTGAGTTTTCTATCAAGTGCATCTACAATTTGTTTGTCTGTGATAGTTGGTATTTTGCTGATATCTACTTCAATATCAATCAAAACTTTAACGGTTGTTTTGTTTTGGTCTTCTTCTCTTGTAAATTCTCCAGTCTCTGGATTAATGTGTTCATATGGTTCTAAAGGTGGAACTATCTCTTCTCTTGGATTGTCCATAAATGCTGGCACTTCATAAACTTCTCCAGTTTCTGGATTGAAGTACTCGCCTTCTGGTTGAGATATTTGACATTCAACATTAATCATTTCTGGCACCGGTTCTTGTTGTTGATAAACTTGAACTTGTTCTGGTGGCGACATTTGTGTCGTTACCTCTTCTTTTGCTTTTGCTTCAGCCTTAATTCTCTCTTCTTCACGAATGCGAGCGATTTCAGCTTCCTTCTCTTCCTGTTCAGCTTTTAATCTTGCATCTTCTTCAAGCTGTAGATTTTTCTGTTCTGCTATGCGACCTTTGATTACATTCATTGTTGCAGTCGTAAGGTTACCAGTTTTTGTAACTGCTCCAAGTTTTACCAAATCTAAAATATCAATTTTAATAAATGGCTCTCTTAACTCTGCTTTTAAAACTTCATCATTCGTGAACTTAACTATTTTGTTTTGTATCTCCATCTTAGTCTTCTCTTCATAAGCTGCGACTTGAGCTGTGATTTTTTCTCTAGCTTCATCTGCTAAAGTCATAAGCTCTTTGATTTTATCTTTGAACTCATTCGCAGGTCCTAGTATATCTTCAAGTGCTTTTTTCTCTTGGTCCTTAATTGCCTTTTTGATTTTGTTTATCTCTGATGCCATTGACTTTCCATCTTTGACAGTATCTGCTGTGATGATCACATCATAAGTTTTCAAACCATAGATTAGTTGTTGTTTGACAATATCGAAGTTTGCTTCTATTGTAGGAAGTGTTGTCTTTACTATTAACTCTTGCATTTTTCGTCCTTTGTTTTAAAGTTTCTAATTGTAATCTTATTTAGCTTACAGTTCGTTTAGTATTTTCTTACAATCTATGATTTGCTGTGGCTGTTCTACGGTTGCATAGTGTAATACCTTGATAACAAAATGAAGCGAGCAGTTGTTTTTCCTAGCGATAAGGTCTATAGGCATTGCTAAATTTTTATAATCACTTATTATCTCTAGTGGTTTAATCATCTTCTCTCTCCAGTTCTCGCTGTGCATCTGCTTTATCTTCCATAGCATTTTCATACTCTTCAGTATTTGTGATACATGGCTCTTTGCATCTGGAGCATAGACCTGTATGCTCATCTATCTCTTCATCACAACAATTACTTAGTTCGCTTGTATCTGGTTCGAGATATTTTTGTAATTGCATATCTCTGTATCTGTCTTCGTTGAATGCTCTCATCTCATCTCCGTCATTGCTTTGTTGTGGAACCGTGCAAACTCTCCAGCAGTACCGTTTGGTTTTTTGTATAAAAAAGCAGTCATTAAACATTTTTGAATTTTGCTCACATTTGCTCGAGGTTTGTTTTTAACTCTCTTATCGAGTACTTCATCGTTTTTTCTGTTAAAAAGCGAATTAAGCCAGTTTCTGTTAATATTTTCACTATGCATCTGTTAATCTCCCAGTGTAAAAATAAGAAGCTTTTGCCCAATGATTATGTCTTCTTAAAACATAGCCTTCTGTAGTCTTTAATTTTTGAACTGCTAAGAGTTCTACTTTATTTCCATAGCAGTCTTTATAAATTTTTCCTACTTTCATCTTTCGTCCTTTATTTTGAGGTGTCTAATTGTAACTTTATACACTTAAATCTTTGCTTAATCTGATGTTTCATTTTGTAATGTCCGCAAATCCGCAAGTCCGCAAGTATATACAGAAAAATAAAAAACTATACAAACTCTCTCAAACCCCTATATATAGGCTTATATACAGAAAAATAAATAAATATATATAATAATAATATATACAGCAACTCTTGCGGATTTGCGGTTTCTTAAAAGAGCTTATGCACAAAAACTTGCGGACTTTGGTTAAAAAGTGCTTCAAACTCCCACCAAAAGGGCGATACAAGTCCGCAAGAAAGTCCGCAAGAAATCTGCGGACTTTGTTTAAGGTTTATTTTATAATGTCTATATAGCCCTATATTGTGATGTTTGAGAGGTGTTGAAATCTTAAGAGAAGTCCGCAAGTTTTGTCCGCAAAGTCCGCAAGTTTTGCGGATAACTTTTCGATTTCCGCAAAGTCCGCAAAGTCCGCAAGTGTATCTTTGCGGATTTCCGCAGATGATTTTTTGTAAAAAGTTAATAAAATATTTTGATTTTTTGTATGTGAGGGGAGAGAAGATTTCTATCTTAATGGATAGATTCTTCTTGCTTTGATTTTATAGCCTGCTTCTTGAGCAACTTTTAAAACTACAGTAGCTGTTGGTCGCTCTCCTTTTTTTCTTAGTGCATCTGCTACGACTGTCGCTGTTACACCTTTTTTTAATAATGGGAGGTTAGCTGCACTCTCCAGCCATTCGATTATCCTTCCTGCTAAGTCTTCTTTATCGACCTCTCTTTGTTTCTCGGATCCAACGACTCGCTTAATTTCATTAACATAGAACTGATTTAATTTTATAGCTCTCTGGAGTGCTGAGTTGTTTATTCCACCGATTGGCTCATCTGTTACTTCGAACTGTTCCACTAAATGAATTATCAATGCTAAGGCACAGACAACCTTTGTCCTCTTTGCTACAACCTCAGCCATAAGATAATCTTTTCGAGTATTATATTTTAGTAGTGTCTTCTCATTTTCAATACTCCAGTCCTTGAAAGTTTTAGCTGCTTCTCCTTCAAAATAAAAAGGATTTTTTCTCTTGAAATTTAATAGCTTACAAATCATATAACCATATTTATCTGATGCCATTTGATTGTATGCTACATCTGTATCTGGATATATTTGATAATCTGTTTCATATGTTACGAGCTGGAACCTTGAGAACAATCCATCACGGCTCTTTTTGTAGTCCGCTACATGGTTTGCGATAATGTCTGGCTGTGCCATACCAAATACTGATATACTCGCACCTTCATCATTTGTCTCTTTTTTATCATCTTGTCGGAGCCTGTTATCGAAACCATCTCCACTCCATGCTGATAAATAAATCGCTCTGGCTTCTGCTCCAGTATTTCTTGAATTGTTTCCACCTGTACTCTGAAAGAATGCCGACATTTCATCATATGCTACAAATGCTGAACCATCAGCTTCTGCTATAAAGCTTGGTATTCTCTCTGCTGTTATATCGGTGGCTATGTAATGTTTCTTTTTTGGTCGTGGTCTTAAACTTGGTATTGGAAGGTCATCGGTTTTTTGTTTTGCTTCAAGCTTCATTTTTAATTGTTTATCAAAAAAGCTTTTTTTACTTTTGAATTGGATCTCTTCTTGAGTCCACTCTTCCAGTTCTTCTTCCCATTGTTTGTGTAGCTTTTTTTGCTCTTCAAAAATAGGGAATATTGCTTTTTTAAGTGCTTCAGATTTTCTGCTTCCTGCTGGAGCTGTAGCAACTCCCCACAGATTAGCTCTCTCTTTCCATGTAGGATTTTTGCTATTTGGTGTTACATAGCAGTTTCTTCCAATTGAAGCACATGCTGTTGCGAGTATTGATGTTCCCATCATTTTTGCACTCAGCTTATTCAAATGGACCATGTTCTGTCCATAAGAACTGAATGCATCTGGTAACCATGACCAGTCCCATTCATTTGTGAGTTTTGTGTCCTCTATTGGTATGCCATCTTGGAATATTTTTCCATCTTCTTTGTATTTCATATTTTAGTTCGTCCTTTTAAAATATATCATTTCCATGTCGTATAGTATCAGCATAGTACTCAAGTGAACCTTTGAAAGCTGTTAGAGTTTCATTCCACTTACTTATCGCATCGCTTAAATCCATCTTGTTTATATCGCTATGGTCGATGTTATTATCAGATAAAAAGTCGAATAAATTCACAAGGACTGCTCTGTCGTTTTCCTCTTTTGGAAGACTGTTTGCAAGTTCCATCATTGGTATTGCTGCTTTTTGAATATCATCTTTTTTTACATCCATGATAAAATTTATATCTCTATCAACTAAGAAGCATTTTTCATAATCGCTGAATGTTCTATAGTTCTCTGTAGGTACCATTATAAAATTAAAAGGCTCATATTCGTCTTTGTGAAGAAGTGCTGCAGTCAGCATATCATGATGCCCTTCAATAATATAAACTGGTGCATTTGATGTTTGGTCTACACTTATATAACATTGCTTGTTCGGACTCGTTTGAGCTTTTGTGACCCACTTACTAGGTTCTGTTGTACCTGGTATTAAGTATCTTCTTCTTTTGTATGATATTAACTGCCCTTCATAATCAAAAATTTTAGCTATTATAGTTTTGTTTTTATGATCATAAGAAGTTAAGTTTTTAAAATGTTGAAGTGCTTCTGGAGTTGCCTGTTGAAATACCCATATTGGAGCTATCGCTAATGCTTCCATTTGATAGTTTAAATTATGGAATGTTTGAAGCTCGTATGCATAACTATCATACCA